ATACACATAAACCCATTAAAAAGATTTTCACAGTATTTACAGGAGTCACAGGATTTACAGAAGTCACAGGATTTACAGAAGTCACAGGAGTCACAGGAGTCACAGGAGTCACAGGAGTCACAGGAGTCACAGGAGTAACAGGAGTCACAGGAGTCACAGGAGTTACAGAAGTAATTGCTCATTTTCTAAGCTCCTTTTTCAATAATTTAACTGCCCTATCTAAAACCTCTTGAACATTCCCTGGATTTGATAAAAATTCTGGGTTCTCGTAGATGTTCCCGATTATTTCACCATAATCATTTACGTTAGGAATAGTTCTATTAGATTTTTTTAATAAAAATTGTCCTTCACTAAATATAATCTCATCTACACCACTAATAATTGCAAATTTATATTTTAAAATATCTCCTTCATAAATATCTTTTCCATTTTTATCTTTTAATCCTGTGAATTGCATAATTTTAACCTTCCCAAATCCTTTAGGAATCATAGCCTGTTCTCCAGTTTTATTATTTAAAACCCAATGAAATTCTACATGGCTCCATTTCTTTTTATCTTTATCCCAAGCTCTGAATTTTATTTCTCTCATTGTGCTTCCACCATTGCTTTTTTAATTACGCACTTCAATCCCCAGGCTGCGCCCATTGTTAAAATTACAGTCACATAATATCCAAAGTAATCTAATGAAGTTAATTTGTCTTTCATAAGTCGCCTCCGCATAGAACATTATCTGATCCAAAAATATCTTTAATTTTTTTTGCATTTCTACCCATCATCCCATTATACTCATCTAAATAATTTTTTAATCTATTTTCTTCTGCTTCGGAGTGGCCTGTTTCATAATATCCTGATTCGTCATGAACCTCTGAGTTTTCGCAGAAGGATCCAAACCATCTCAAAAATTCTGCTACTTGCACATGAACTTTATATCCTGCATAATGTGTTTTAACAAATGCTCCACAGAACCATTCCTCATCATCAAAATTAAAATCTTTTAATTTTGCTCCCTCAAATGACCAATCTTCAGTGATTTTTCCATCTTTATATACTGGTTTAATATTTTTTACTTTGTGGAAATGTAAGTCAACACTTTCGCATTCTGTGTGTGGGTGCACAATTAATTTGTTCCAGCTTCTTTCGAGGATCTCCCAACCGAGTTTTTTTGCAATAATCTCTGCTCTCTTTAAAAGTTCTTCTGGACTTCTTTCTCTCTTAAAAGAATAATGTATTGTTAATCCCATTATTCAAAAATCCCCCTTAAAATTTCTTTTTGTTTTTCTTGATAGATTTCTAATTCTGTTTTACCTTTTGGTTGTGTGATTAAAATTAAATTGTTTATTCCTGCCTTTCCGTGTTGTTGTCCTATGTTAATTTTCATTTTATCTCTTTTTTTCTCCATATATACTCTGTTTTTATCCTTTTTAAAAGTTTCTATCTTGGAAAACTATTAAAAGATTTACCCTCGCTGTCCTCTGTTTTGGGAGATTTGAGTTTATTGCAAATTTGCTTCAATTTCAGACATTTTGCAGTGATATGCTTTCCGTTCTTTCTGTTGATATATCTCCAGTCTCCTGGAAACTTTAAACTTAGATCATCCATAATCTTCTTAGTATCCTCAATATATTCTTTATAAAATTCTAAGGCCTTATTAATTATTAAAGATTTGTTTTCTGATCCATTCAAAAAAAGCGCCACTTGGTTTGTGGGCCTAAAAGGGATCGCTGCGTTTTGTAATACTTGTTTGCGCCACTTCTTTGTTGGGTTCGCGTGCTTTTGTTTTTTAATAATATTTTGTTCCATTTTGTTTGTTTTGAGTATAATTTGTTGTTTTTATGTTGTTTTTTTTTGTATTTCAAATTAAGATTGAGATAATTCAAAAATAAAAAAAAACTCTATCTACACTTTAAACCCTCCATAAAGGTATTACAAGATCTCTTTTCTTTCGCAACTTCGTTCAGCTTATAGCACATAGACCACAGGCAGACCAATTGAAAACTGCACTTAATGGGGGACTCGGTCCGTCCAAAAAAATTCTTGTCACACCAATTTATCATACATCTCTATAATTTTATGCTTTTTAAAAGTTTCTAAGAATACACATTGGTGCGTTAAAGGTTGGTGAATCAAACAAAATTAAATATTCTTAAACAATTCAACAAGATTTTTTAATTTTGTTTTAAATTCCTTTTTTATAGAATAGTCGTTTTGATTCTTACCCTTAACCTGTTCTTTACCAAGAAATTTAAAGGTGTTTATTGCCTTCAATCGTCTTGAAATTGCTGTTTCTTCTAATCCTGTTTTTTGGGATATTTCTTTTTGACAAAGTTTATTACATTCTAAAAGAGATTTGTAAATTAATATGTCTGTTTTTGTAACTAAAAAATCTTTTTTACTATTAGTCATAATAATATAGAGAGAATCATCTTATAAACTTTACTTTTTAGTAAATATACTATATTGTAAATATACCATAATGTTTATATACTATGTTGTTTATATTCTTTTATGAAACAAAACATATTTAAAACTAATTTACTAAGTAACCCTATGAAAAAAGAGGGTGTTAATTTTGGCTTGTATTTTTTGCGACCAATAGGTTTTTATAATAATATTTCTTGTAGTAATTTAATCGGAGTTACACAATTAGGTTCCTCCTTTGGACCGACCGAGAATCGAACCCGAGACTCATACTTACCAAGCATGCATGTTACCACTACACCATCGGCCCATTAAAGGTTAGGGGAACAAGTCGGTAACTTTCCTACAATGAAAGCACCGACGAGGTAACAGGATGAAAAGAAGGGATTGCTACTCTTACAATGATAGGCAATCCCTCTTTCAACTTTTACATCTGTTACTATAAAATTATTTTTCTTCACTTTCTTTTTTAACCTCACTCTCTTTTTTTACTTCTGCAAAATCTATTACAAATATTTTTTTTCCTGAATCAAAATCTTCAATATAAGGAGTAAATCTTCAAACGAAATAAACTCTTTCTCATCCCAATAAACTTTATACAATAAAACAATAGCTTGAACATCTTTGGGTAAATCCATTTCTACAATTTTAATATGTGCATATTCTTGCCTATATCTTTGTAAATCAATAGTTTTAAGGAATTCTGTAAATTCTTGTAACTTACTCATAAATTAGGCAAGAAAAAGAAACTTAAAAACTTATCTACCAACCTCTAACTCACCAATATACTAAGAATAAAAAAGTCCCTGTTTATGATAAATTGGTGTATAAAAATACGCCCAGGGACCCTCTAAGGAGTTATTTACCCTATATAAATTTAATGATTAAGGGCATGGAACTCGAAGGAGAGGTTCCCAACATCCCCTTCTCTAACGTCCCAGAGTTCAAATGAGATAAAAAATAATTACATTTTTTAGTTTGTTTTGGTTTACCCGCAGGTGTTTTGCCCATACCAGTAAATGGAATTGAACCACTTCCTAAAGCTCTCTCAAATTTTCTGATGTCGAGTTTTTCATGAGGCTTTTGGGCTACCATTACCCCATACTGATTTAAAGGGATCTCGTTGGCTTTAAGGTCACCCGAACTATCAAATCCAACCCCCCCGTTTGACTGCTATGTGATTAATTTATGTACTTTATTGTGGCATCCCCTACACAAAACCATTATTTTAAATGGTTTGTCATAATCTTCATGGTGCATTACCAAATCCTCTTTGATTCCACATTTCTGACATTTTACTATTTCTATAATTCCTTTTCTCTTTAAATAATTTAATTTATTCCACATTGAAATCTTTTCTTTATTTTTATCAGCATATTCTTTCTTTTTCTTTAATATTTTCTCCCTATTTTTAATATAATTCTTTCTGCACCTATTCTTTCCTTTATCTGGATACTTTGCACGATATCTTCTATCTTGTTCTCTTTTTGTCATTTTAACATAATCCCCGTCTTTCCGAGGTGTCAGATGACTTTTGTTGTACTTAGGACTTTATCAACGATTGTCCACAATGGGAACGGCATCTTTTACAATGCAATCCCCCAAAATCTAAAAAATAAAAATAATAATTAAGTAATTCTAAGCAAAGATTGCTGGTTCTTCAAAGCTGAATTCTACAAGACTTACATCTTCGTCATCAAAATCTCCTTCATCATAAAGAACATTGTAATGCGCGTAAACATATTTTTTGTAGTCATCATCTGTTCCTTCTAAAAGTTCGTATTTAACTTTCAGCTTGAAGTATACATCAGCTTCTTTGTCATCTTCGTCATCAAGACCTAATTGAAGAACCTTCACTTCCATTTCTCTTTCGTCTACATCGTTAAGTTCATCGAACCCTTCGATTTCAACTTCTAAGAATTCTTCTAATTCATCAAAGTCATCGTCTTCTAATTCTAATCTTGAATCTTCTTCTGATTCTGCCTCAATCTCATCAATTTCATCTGAGTATAAATCTTCCCACAAGTCATGCATTTCATCATAAACATCTGGAATTTCTACACTTGGAATAACTATTTTTGATGCGATTTCTTCAGCACTCGGAACAATTACTTCTTCTTGTGCTGGCAAGTTTGCCAAAACATAAGCTGATGCAACCTTCGCAAGAGAATCTTGGTCTTCCTCTGAAAAATTAAATTTCTTATTAGAGATCATGCTCATAGAAACAAAGCTCATAACTAAACAAACTATCACTGCTATTGAGATTACCCAAAGAAAAGCGCTATAATTTTTTTCTGTCATTTTTTTTACCTCCCGAATTTAATTCGTTTGACGCCAAACGGCGAGTGTGAGAATTTATTTTCATGTATTTATCCAATGTTTTGTGCCTTTTTAAAAGTTTCTTTGTTTTAATTTTGGAAAACAAATTTTAAAAACTACTTTAAAGTTATAAAAAGATTGGTGTGATGCCTGTGGCTAATGTTCTAAGCCCAACCTTTTTTTTTAAAGATTATTTTCTATTTAATACTGGTAAATCTCTGATCCCAAATACAGCTAATATTGCTATTGCTGCAGACCATAATTCCGCAATTGGAACTACGCCTGTGTTAAGCCAACCAATTAATCCTCCAAGTGCAATTCCTACACCTGCAAGGATCCCGGCCATCTTTGTCTTTGATTTCCAAAAAGGTTCATTTCCTTTTACTTTTTCCATTTTTCTTATTTTTTTATTAATTTAGTTACTAACCCTCGACTTATGCCAAGATTTTGAGCAGTTTTTCTTAAACTTTTTGTTTTTTTATATTCTTTTAAAACAATAGGTTTAAATTTTTCCCTTTGTTTTTTCCTTATTTCCGCAGATTTTTTAATTCCCTCATAAGGAATTTTTCCTTTTTTTCTATTGCCATTATAATGTTGCTAAAACTGCAGCCCCCACAATTACTGCAATAATTCCTAAAATCCACCAAACTATTTTTGATGTGATTTTTAATTTTCCTTTAATTTCTCCCAAATCTACCGCCATATTTATTATTTGTTCTTTTGTGACTTTCGCATCATCTTTCATCTCTGTAATATTATGATTTAATGTTTGAACCATTAATTTAAAATTTTCTTTAAAATCACAAAATTCTGTTTCATTAATATAATTTTTATTTTTTGGCATTAAACACCTCTTTAATTGTTGGAAAAAATTCTTTAAAAGGATTTGATTTATTGTAAGTTGCTCCAACTAAAAAACCAACCCAAATCAATAATCCAAAATACATCCCAGTGATTAGAATTCCAATTGTTATTAAATACATTCCCCACCATTCATGACCAATAAGAAAATCATAAAAATCCCATCTATCCCAAATAAAATAATGTTCAAAAAATAAAAATCCTCCAATACAAATTATTAAATTAAATTGCTCTCTAATTAATAAGATTGAAATTATAAAAATTATTAAACTTCCAATAAGTTTTCTTGAATAATCTAATCTGGACCACATTTTATCTTACTTTCATTATCCAAACAATTTCATAATATGATGGTAGTGTTGATGTACTTGCTGCAACTACTGTTACTGAGGCACCTGTATTTGATAATACTGCTCCTCCTGGTGTAGACATTACGTGAGTATGAGTTTCTGTTCCTCCAATTCCTCCACTTGATGTTTTACCACGTAAGAATCTTTCAGTCCCAGAACTTGCATTTAAATCTGGAATAGTTTCTCCATTATATGGAGAGTCGGCATCACTCAATGCTTGCCCATTACACTCTACCCAATAATCTGGAAGTTTTGTAGTTTTATATATAACATAATTTTCTCCTGTTGCCATAATATCTGAATCAATAGAAAGAATTGTATCAGAATCAATTGCTGTGACATTTGCAAAAGTATCATCAGTAGTATTATGAATAATCATATTTACTTTAATTGTTGTTTGGAAATTTTGTCCTGATTGAATTAATTTATCTGTTGTTGTTGAACCATCTGTTGTTCCTGAATCTGCTGTGCCAAATGTTTTTACCCATGCAATAATAGTTCCAAGTGGGCTAAATGAATTTACTTCACTTCCATATAATATATCTCCATCTACTTTTGGGAATTCTCCTTCTGCTGCCATTATTTATTTTTCTCCATTTTATGCTAAGTTATATTTTAGTGAATATGCTGTTGCTTTAGGTGTAGTTTCTGGAATAGTTATTGAAGCAATTGTTTCTACGGCTCTATAAATTATTTGTGTTCCTGTGTTTGTTGGTCTAAGAATTTCTCCAGATGTTATTGTTTCATAATTTGCTCCATTATCTACACTCAATTGTCTTACTACATTATCTCCTTCTGTTATATTTTGAACTCCAATAATATTTGTTACTGTTGCATCCGCAGTATCTGCGGTTGATGTGATTGATAAAACTTGGTCTACACTTCTTGAATAAACATAATAAAAGTTTACTGATGCAGTAAAATTTACTGTGCCTGAAGAAGTTAAAGTTGCTTCTCCTGTTAAATAATAATTTCCACTTAATGAAGAAATATCAATATTTGCTGTATCTAAAACTCCATCATCATATAAATGTGCTTCGTCTGCTGATGCATCAATATAGATGTCCCATACACTATCATTTGTCACTCTATTATTACTTGTAGTTTGTGTTTTTAACCACACTGTATTTGAACCATCTGTTAATCCAAATCTTTCTGTTGATGCTGTTGTGTTGTAATCTATCCCTGTTCCAGATAATAAAATTCTTGTTCTTATATGCACATCTTTATTAGTATTATAAAAATCTAATGGAGTTGTTGCTCCATTTGAAATACACGCTGCTGTCCCTGTGTTTGTTGATGCATGATGAACTGCTGCAGATAAGTCAGAAGTATCTTCTGAAACAGTAGCTCCAACTCCAGAAGTTTGCGCGGTCCATGAATCAGTATAACTTGAATCATCACACTCATCATCAACAGAAATAAATTCATAATAATCGCTCGTTGCATTATAACTTACATTTGATTTAGTCATTGAATCTGATGTAAATGTATCATACATAACATTTTTTAAAATGGGTATACCTGTTCCTGCTAATCTTCCATCAAACCCAATATAATCCGCATTAAAAATTAATTGTGAAGTATCTATAAACATACTTCCAAATGCGTTCATAACATCATCTGCACTTGCTACTTCTCCATTTAGTATTGTCATGCTAATTTATCCTTCTGCACAAATGAAATTTCGACAGAGTTTGTTTTAGTTATTGCTGAATATACTGCGTGACTATACATTTTTTTAGTCCCATCATTATTAAAAATCCCAAATTCCGTTAGAGAGTTTCCATTTCCCTCGAGTGAATTAAGATAGCATCTTATTGTAACCTGCTTGTTTGTCTCGTCGATGGTTGGATAACCTGTCACGAAAACTTTTGTTGCTCCACCATTAATATTTACACCTGTTTCGACGTCTGTATCTCCCACTGCAGGCGTTGTTGATCCAGTCCCAATTTTAAAAAGAGTTGGCGCAAGATAATCTGGAACTGCTTTAAATGTTCTATTAAGCATGATGATTTGCCCATTGTTTGTAATTACACTTCCTGTTGAAATTTTAACACTCCTTCTGCATTTGCTTTCTTCTATGCAGACCTGATTTTAAATGATATTCAGCACAATAAGTAATTCCATTATCTATTTTGAAAGCCAACTCTGGAAATTCACTTAATTGTTTTATATGATGTGGATGCAATAAAACTCCAATTTTATTATTACAAAATTCACAATTTTTATTTTGGCAAGTAAAATTATCTCTCAAGAAAATAAACTCTCTCCAGATTTTCCATTTAGAAGAATTTCTTAATAATTTATTTAAGGTGGTAATCCCTCCTTTCCAATTTGGATTATTTTCTTTAATTATTCTTGAATCTCCTTCTTGAAAACTTGTTTGATTTGATTTCATAATTACTTTTGTTCCTTTATTCCACGCAACATTTTTTTTAATAAAATTATTTTTCCAACTATATTTTAAAGAACAAGAATGCCCACAGAATTTTCTGGACCTTGATTTAAAAGTCCTAATCTTTTTATCACAATACAAACAATTAGTATAACTTCTTTTTATTTCCATTCCAAGATTATGCCCTTTCATGAATCTTCCTTTTGCATCTTTTGCCATGTTAAATTAAAGTATTCTCCATTTTTAAATTTTCTTATCAATGATAAGTGTTAACCTCAATTTTACTTATTTCGCCTGTGCTTGCCGCATCCTCAGTTGCACGCCATCGAAGATCTGTTCCTGTGTCTGTGAATGTGTGAGCTGTCCCGCTTGTTACACTTTCCCAGTCAGAACCATTTGATGTCATCTCGTATGTAAAACTTCCGCTTACTTCTGTGCTTGTTAATGTGGCCACAGTGATTGTTGAATTATTAAAATCAATGCTCGAAGAGAGTGCTATTTGGCCAGATGTAAAAGAAACACTCCCTGTTGTTGACCAACTTGCAGTCCCGTCTGTATCTTCAAAATCATCATCAATAAAATTTTCTGTATAAGAATTATTATATTGCCTTGCGAATTTTAATACTTCGGAACTTGTCAAACTTCCTAATGGAGAGGTTCCTAATATTGCTGCTCCGGAATTTCCTAATATAAAACTTGTTTGCGCAGCTCCTCCCCACTTGCCTGTTCCCCATATCCCAAAACTCGCATTTCCCCATATTAATGTTTCTCCTCCAATATTTTGCTCATAAATTAAATTATATCTTGGTTCTAATTTATCAAAATTCTGCGCATCTGAATCTGCAAACTCTACTAATTCTATAAGAATATCTTGATTTCTAACAAATTGTTCTTCTAATCGTTTTAATCTTTCTTCTGTTTGTTGTTGCCAATCTGCCAAACGCCACTTCTTGTCTCCAATTTCTAATTCTTCATAAGCGCTTGGAAACATATATTTTATTTTCCCAACAACATAATTCCCTGACAAATAACTTCCATTTATTTTTGGAGATTTTTCGTCTACAACTTCGATTAAATCTCCTCGATTTGGGATATATGCTGATTGACTTCTAACTTGGATTACACCAGTAACATAAGGCACACTTCTTTTAGATAAAATATTTGTCGCACGACTTTCTGCATCTGCCACACTTGAAATGTCATTATATTCTAAAGTCTTTTCAAAAATTCCATATAAATCTATGCTTGCTTGGTTTCTCATGTGAATTGGCATTTGCGCAGACCAAACATAATTTATTATTGCATAATGATTTCCCGTAAAAGTAGTTCCAACCGCAGGCATTACTTTTTTATTTTCCTTATCAACATAATAAAAATTACCTGAACTCGAATCTTTGGATCCACCAGTTTGTTGAGTTGTTGGAGGAGTCCCAGCATCCATATAAAGTTCAACACTATCTGGTGTTTTTGTTAATGTGATACCTTCTGTTGTATAATTTGCCGTAACTCCAATTTGTCCTGTTTCTGTGATGTCTGTTGGAACACTGGCCCCATCTACTCGCAAATCATTAATCATATTAGAAGTGTCCTCAGACCATTCTGGGAGAGATATAATCTCTGTTCCTACTGTCAAAGTGATCCCTGAATCATTATATCCCTCTGGCTGAAAATAAACAACCCTATCTGAGTCATTATAAAATAAATCCCAATTAAGTGCTTTCTTTAAAGTTTGAATTCTCTCCCAGATGTCTGTGTTTATGCATTTAAATTGGTCTATTCTTTCTCCATCTGAGGTTCCGCTTGCTTGAACTGTTGCAGTTAACCCTCCATAAGTTTCGATCATATCCTCTACAATCTCACTTACTTCTCCTGCGCTCGCATCAATTGTTGAATCATAAACATGATTGATATTCTTTCTTACCAATAAAATCATTTCATTTTTACATAAAACTCTAATTGTTGCTCCGTCTGGCCTTACATCATCGACATATCCATAAAAGTATCTTCTGTCTGTTGAAGTCGTCCAGCCACCCCATATTTCTACAACCTGTCCATTTGAAATGTCTAATAAATCATTTACGCTTCTTGGGAGAATTAACTCTGCCTCTGATATTTCCTCATCATCTTTCTTATATTCCCAACTAATTAATTGATTTGGATCTGGGCTTCCGTCTGTATCTTTAATTGTTACAGAATCAATTACAACTTTTGTGAGTTTCATAATGCTGTTCCCTCTAAAAGTGTTAAGGTATAAGCCACTTTACTTTCATCTGCTGCAGTTTTAGTATGAGTAAAATCCTGAATTAAAACATTTTTATTTGAATTTGTCCAACTACTTACAAATGTTGAACCAGATTGCTCTCCATTCTGAACTGTTTCAATATTTTCAACAAAAGTTCTTAAAACTGCAGCTGCTCCTGTTTTTTTTCCTTCAACAGTAATCAATCTGCTCGTCCCAAGTAAATCCATAATCAATGCTTGATCACTATCTGAAAAAGGCAGGGGTTGATTAAATAGATTTGAACTTTTTGTTGAACTTTCTGAAGAAACAGTTCCTAAATCTTGTCCATCTATTGATGCCATTTTTAACCTCCATTTTTGATTTAATTTCTTTAAGTAATTTGTTTTGATTTAATAATTCTAAATTTCCTCTTTTGGTAAGTTGAGCTTGTGCTATTATAAAACATTTCAAATCATAAAAAGTTTTATTCAAATTAATTAATTCTTTTAATTCTTTTTTAGAATTTTCTTCAATATTTTTATTCAATATTTTTATTTCTTTAATTATTTTTTCATCATTCATGCTGAACTAAACCTCCCAGTCATTTGTCTTTGTAAAACTTTCGAAACTTCATTCGCCATTCTTTTAATATCTGAATCATTTCTCACAGAAGTATTATTTATATTTACTATTATTGATTTTCCACCTAAACTTGAAGCATCTTTTACTCCAATAATTGTATCGTCTGGAGAAAAACTTACTGCTGATCGCCCTGGTCTCATTAAAAAATCACCAAAAAATTCATTTTGTTTGGCTTGTTCAATTGATTGATGTTGTCCTCTTTTTGAATCTCCACCACTACGACCAAAATTAACTAAAGACTCAAATACACTTTTTACTACTGCTGCAATTATTTTCACAATAGCATCTGCAATAGTTGGTACTAAAGGCAAAAGAGCCTCAATTAATTTAACAAATGCTGGAATTAATTTTGGTATCACTGGAATTAACTTATCAATTACTTTAATAAAGGCTTCAACCAATTTATCTACAATTCCTCCTTCAATCAAAGCATCAATAACTCTAACAAATGCATTAATCAATGGATCAATAAATTCTATTAAGCCTTCGATTACTAAAGTTAAAGCATTAATGATTGAGTCAATAATTCCTGAATCAATCAACAAATTTACGAAATCTTCAAACCCCTCTAATAATGAATCTAAAACATTCGGTAAAATTTCAGCAACTGATGTAAAAACACCTATAATAGTTTGTAAAATTGCAGGAGCCATATCTAAAAATACTTTTACCATTTCATGAACCAGAACTGCAATTGCCTCTCCAAATCCTCCTGTACCAAATGCTGCTTCAACTTTATCTGCTACACCTTTCATAATTGGTGCAAGAGTTTTTGCCATTTCTCCAAGTGCTTTAAAAACAGGTTTCATTATTGGAATTAAAGGTATCCAAAGAAGCATCATTAATACTTTTAATAAACTAAAAATAGGTTTAATTAAAAAAAACATTGAACTTAAAACTGCTAAAACTGATCCAAGAATTCCTGCAATCTTTCCAATTCCCATTCCACTTTCAGAACTTTTTTTATCTCCTCCAATCCCAATAGATTTTAAAGAATCTTTTATTTGCTTCGCTATATCTGAACCAATATTCTTTCCTAAACCTTTGCCCTTTATAGTTATTGGGACTTTAATTTCATAACCTGCCATTTTATTTTTTCATTGCTTGTTTTTCGAGTTTTTTAAATTCTTTTTCGAGTTCCATCAAATAAATTGCTGTATCAAAAGGTAATTCATCAACTTGACTTGGAGTAAATCCAAATTTATGTGCAAAGAACCAATAAATTAAATTCTTACTTACATCTGGATAATCAAGATTATATCCTTTTAATGATCCCCTAATCAATCTTTTTTTTTATCTGAAGGCTCTGCAAAGTCGTTATATTCTCCAAAAAGATAATCACTTACTTCTGCCGGCAAATCATTAATCATCGATTCGCTTATCTCGAATGGAGCTTCAATCATTGACACACTCAAAATCTTAACTTTGATTGCTGTATGATCTACCTTAACACTTTGTTGATTTCCAACTATCTTCACACTTGTACATGCATCTGTAATCTTATTTTTCTCTCGAGTGTTCAATTTTCTCAAAACAACCTTTTTTTCTTCCCCATTAATTTTTAATGGAACATCGTGTGTTTGATAAACAATCTTATTCTTTGCATCGATTTGCATGTCTGGCACTTGCCTTTTATCTTCTTCAATTTCTTCAATTTTTTCAACCGCTTGGTTTTTTTCTGTCATGTTTTTTTTCTCCTGTTTAATTTGCCACTAAGTGACTTTACCGGGAATCCCGGTATTTTCGTTCTATTTAAAAAAAATAAATAAAAAAATTAAGCATTTGCTGCTTCTGCTGGCGCTGTCTGAATATCATTTGTATAAATAATATTTGTACAAGCTCTGGCCCAACCAGTCACATCTTCCTTTGTAACTTCTCCAACATTTTGTGGCAATGTTTCTTCGTTAAGATGAACTCCTGTCAAGTTAATATCCAAAATATCTCCATCATCATTTGTAAAAGTTAATTCTAAAGTTGCGATCTCTGTTCCACTTCCAGTCGTTGGTGCACTCGCTGAGTTTGTTCCATTAAGAAAATATGTTAGTAAGTCTGTATAATCATTGAACGCTGCAGTCATTGAGAAATTGTATTCTCTTTGCTTTCCAACATTCGAAGTCATAAATCTACTTCCAATTCCATAAATTGATTCAAGTGTATTCACAATTGTCAATTCAAAAGATTGAACTGCTGCGATTTTTGTCCCGTCTGGCATCTCGATTGATCCATGCGCGAATGTAAAAACTGGCTCTGCGTCTGCAAGATTTGCTGTTTTTGTTGTACCCTCTGTTTCATATCTATAAGGACATTCAAGACTAAACTTTAAGGCCTCATTTACTGCTGCCGAAATTGTACATGAATTAACTTTACATCCCAATAAAACTGATCTGAAATCTGTTGTCCCTAATTCGAATGAAGTGTGACAAGTAAAACTTGGAATCGCATCTGCTTCTGTGTACGTGTGAGTATAGGCTCCAGTTGTTCCTGCATCTGCATTTGCCCCCATAACTCCTAAAAGCCAATAAGCATTAGATAAACTTCCGTTTATTGTTGCTGTCCCGGCGTATTGTTTGTTAATTGTGGCTGTTGCATTTCGCGCGCCAATTCCATAAATTCTTTCTGCATTGTTGTTTCTTGAAACACTAATCTCAACCCCATGTCCAAAAGGCATATATGTTTGATCACTCGCGTCATGACTTGCTGCTGCTTTTGCCCATGTGTCTGGATCTTCCCAAGCTAAAAGTGCTGAACTTTCTGCTCCTGAAATATAATTTTGTGCTATTTTAATTTACCTCCCGCTTTAATTGTTTAGTTCTCTTATGAGTGTTCTTGGGTATAGCTCTCGCTTTAATAGAGCCTTTCTCAGCCACTTTTTTCTCTTTCATGAGCAATTCTGCCTCTTTCATTGAAAGTTCTCCTTTGGCCACTTTCGTCATTAATAATTTTTTTTCTTTTTTATTCATTTTAATTTGTGTAAAGCATTAATTTAGATATTTGACTCTCAATTTTTCTGTGACATGAAGGACATAAAGTTATTAAATTTTTAGGAGAATTATCAAACGATTGTAGAAAAGGAATTTTATGATGAACATGGAATGGAATTTTACTCATTCTTTCTCCACATTCTTGACAAGTAAAATTATCTCTCGCATAAATCAATAATCTAATTGCTTCCCAATCATCTCCATATCTATATGGTCCCTTATTATAACTCCTTCCATCAATATATCTATGGTGACTTTTAGGATCATCATGGTATTTTTTTGCAACACCAGTTATCTTTAATTTTCCTTCCTTAAACATTATTTTTAATTTTTCACTTATTTTAATCTTTTGTTTTTCTGACATTTTATATCCTGAATGAGATTCAGACAATTTTTTACAATGTTCTTTAGACAATTCTTTCCCCTTATTCCAAGGGATTTTTCCTTTAAGTTTATCCCCAACACTTTCCCTAATATTTCTCTTATGATCTTTTGTTTGTTTATATCCTTTTTTTGGCATTATATTTTCTCCTATCCATCAACATGGAACATACTCTCAAAATCCACATTTCTGTGAAGGATCTCATCGCTTCTTTCCGGTGTCACGATTAATGGCCCTGTTCCAATTGGTTTAATAAATCCGGAATAATAAAATGTTTTTGCGTTTGTTTGGAATGCGCTTAAAATATCATCAACATAGCCATCTACAATGGAGTTTCCCTTTGCATAAACAATCGCCGAGATCATAACCTCTGAAATAAATGAATTTCCTCCTATTCCAAAAGCATCAGAAGTCACATTCAAAATATCTACTGCAATTCTCGGATAGCTATCGATTGAGAGATCGTCTCTTGGATAATCTGCCCATATTTTATCTGAGCCATAATCATAAGTTATTGTATAAGCGCCTGTTTGTGCTGCTGTAAAAGTAATTTTTGTTTTGATTGTTGTGTCTGAGAAGTCTATGTCATAAGTGTAATCTTCTCCATAAGCCAAAGTTGTAGATCCAACCACTATGCTTCGAATATTCTTTACATTCGTGACTGAAATTGATAAAGATGATGTCGCTGAAAATGTTCCAGTCGCTGTTGTTGTAGTAACCCCCCTCGTAGAAATAGAAAAAATATCTTGATTTCTTAGAAAGTAAACTAATTCGTTTCTGAAATTTTCAATTTGTAGTGTTGTCATTTTTTCCTCTTGGAGTTTTTGATTATTGTGGATGGCACAAAATCTTACCGCTTGGCTGATTATTTAAAGTGCCTTAAAGTTTTAAACTTACCTATCCAAAATCTTTATTATTCTTTGGATTTCTTCTATGATAATTCTTTGGAGTTTTTGTTTTAGGGTTGTTTTTATAAATGGGTTTGGCCTTGTTCTTGGATGTTTTACTGCTCCTGCAAAAACATTTTTACTACCTATCTTAAATTTTAATGCCTTCTTATTCTTTGGCTTTATTATATGTGGATTTGTTCCAAACTCTACAAACTTTGCATAATCTACTAAAGAAATAATAACCCCTTGGCCGTATGGAACAACTTTAATTGAATTTTTTAATCTTCCTTTATCTACTGGCGCTTTCAACATTAATTCTGTTTGAAGTCTGAACGCTATTCTTGGGAGAGCCATTTCAAGTATTTTTTCAAATTCCATTATATCCTGTAAAGTAAAACAACCAAATACATCGAATCTACAGCAAATAATCTCTCACTAACTGCATCCACTCGATAAGTAATTGAGTTATGGGTTATCTTATCATTTTTATTAATAGTATCTGTTGTTTTCATAAGGATCCTTGCATCTGCTCCCTCACTCAATCCACTTTTATCTAATGAATATTTTGTATTTGCATTCTCAATCATCACTGTGATTGTTGTGTCTGTTCCATCAGTATAAGTCTTTCCCCCATCAACATTTGAAAGTGTGACTGTCACTGGTGTTCTCGTTACATCAATTCCGAAGTCTGATAATGGCCCATTAATAAAATCATTATTCCCAGTTATTGTTGGAGCTCCAACTGATTCATAATAATTAACTACAATATTCTGATCGTCATAAACATTGATTAAAAAAGTTATTGTTGAACTTGCTGATGCGTGCGTGATTGTGAAGTCTGTATCTAATACTAAAACTCTCGAGGAGAAGACTAATAATCCTTCATCCTGTGTTAATTGGGAATTGCTTAATGTAAGAACTCGATTTGCATCACCGCTTGTTCCAGAGCAATCACTTCCATCAAAATATTTCGTATTAATTGCTGATGCCATTTATCCATCCTGTTGAACAATAATCCCAACCCTTTTTATCTAAATCATAACATCTTGTTGCCTTTCCGCCAGATAATCCTCCAGGACATTCAGAAAAACTATTCTCATCTTCACAATAATATAAAATTACACTAAATGATTTTTTTACATTTGATATTTCTTCTGTTTGATTAATAACTTCCTCTGAAATAATTAATTTATCCACCTTAAAACTTCTTGTTCCTTTTACATTTTCTTTATAAGTTCTATTAGTCCAATCAATCACATTTGTAATTTCTTCATGACAAATTTTCCCAACTGCATATTCAAAATCATCGTCTATATCCATGTTTGGTTCATCTAAATAAATAGACATTGGAGTTTTTCCACAATCAAAAGTTATAGTTCCATTCTGTCTTACAACTTCTGAATAAATTTCAGGAGTGAACTTTGCATTTGATAGACTAATTACTCCTGCACTAACTAAACTTATCAACATTATTGCAAATATTATATTTAATTTTTTCATGCCAAACACCCCTTATATTCCATAAAGTTCTTTGAACTTCCTAAACAACTTTCGTATTCAGAAAGTCTTTGTCTTAGAACATCAATTTCCATTCCAAGATTAACTCCTTCTTCTGTTTTATTAAAAGGATAAATAATATTTTCTCTATCCACCATTCCACAAACTTCAACTAATCCACATTTAACTTCTTGACAAAGTTCATCCTCTAATCCACAAACTACTTCTTTACAACTTTTATCTTCAACCATATTACATTCTTCCTCTTGATATTGTTCTGTTTCAGGTTTTGAGGTATCTGGAACTTCCCAACTTGAAAATCCATAAAACTTATTATGATCTATTTTATTATCTGTTAAATAAAAATCAGAATCTTGAATGTAATCTTTTGCCTTTTTTGTTTTATCAAAAGTTGATGTTCGTGTTATAAATCCTGTTGCCGAGATATTCTTCTCAAACCATGCTGAAATATCTGAAGAATCTCCATAAACTGTTAAAGGATAACTTGGTGTTGAAGTTCCAATTCCAAAATATCCTGCTGTCATATAACCTTGAACTCCACTACTTGCATAACTTCTCATTAAAAATTTAGCACTTCCTGTATTATCTTTTAACCACATATAAGTGTTGTTGGTTCCTGCAACTGCAATTCTTCCATCTCCATTTCCTTTTGTTGCTCTAATAACTAACCCAGAAGCAACATCATTTTCACAGACGATAGAAGTTCCTGTATAAGCATCTGCACTAACATCATCTGTAACAATTAAATCATCTCCAACAATTAAATCATCTCCAATATAAGAATCTCCTGTTACATTAATATCTCCAACAATATTTAATTTCTGACTTGGTGTTATTGTTCCAATTCCTACTTTCCCTGAACCTAATATTTGCATAGCATCCACTGGAGATGCTCCATTTGTTTTTGTTCTAAATGTAATTCCTCCATTATCATCATCATATCTACTATCAATAAATGCTCTCCCATTTCCACCTACATCAACCCATAAATCCAAACCAGTTACATCATCACTCCTCCTTATAAAAACCCCTGAATCTCCTTGATTTGTTGATGTTGTTTTAACCTCTAAAACTTTCTCCCATGTTCCAGTTGCAAAACTATGAGGCATATTATTTCCTGGTGTTGTTGTTCCTATTCCAACATTTCCACCACTATAAGAAATATTTTCTCCATCACTAACCCAATAACTTGAATTAATATCATTATATGTTTGATTGAAAGTAGAACCTGAGTATGTTTGGTTGTAATTAAAGGTTTCATTATTTAAATAAGAATTATTATTAATTAATCCATTGTAAGTTGCATTGAAAGTTGAAAGCCAATCCCCCTCATTAGTATTGATATAATCCCATAAAGAAGAATTTACAGATAATATTAATATTGTATCATTAAGAGATTGTCCTGTCGTGAGATTTATAAAATTACTTGGATTGTTTATTGAATAATAAAGTGTGTCTGTTAAACTTTGATTAAAAGTTGAGTTGTAACTACTCATTGAATTTATTTGGACTTGTAAATAACTATCATTTCCTATTCTTTCTGTTTCTTCAATAATAATTAATCCTTGATTGTCCCATGTTCCATTGTATAAATTAAAGGTTTCAGTTGTTTGATTGTAGTTCCAAATATTCATAAATGAATTATCCCATGTTGAATTCCACATATTAAAAGTTGCAGTGCTTTGATTATAATCCCATTCAATTCCTGAGTAAAGTGTATCTGCATGACTTTGATTCCAGCTTGAATTATCATAAAGATTTGTTGCGCCCTCTGTTAAATCATCAGTTGTTTTTGTTCCGAATATTGTATTCCACAATGTTGTAAACCAACTTACTTTTATATTTAATTCATCTCCTGAATTTTCCATCTGAGTTGAATTTATTGAATTCATATTTGCCCAGTAATCTGAACTATTGACATTTAAATCTCCCTCATTTATTTGCCAGATATATTTTGCATCTGCAATAGCCTCTGTCCAACTTGAATTTCCTGTGGTCCCATATAATTGTGTTACAGATTTACAAATTAAACCATCACATAAAACCTCACTTGTAATATTTCTTCCAAGAATTATGTCATATCTGCTTCTCAAATTAATGTCATCACTTGGATCGAAGTCTGCGCTTGCAATTCCAATCATCATTCCAAAAATTAAACAAATAAATAAAAAATTTAAAAATTTCATACAATATAAAACCTTATCTTGACTTTCTCCATTAATCTGTCTCTCTCACGGATTAATTGAGTCGCAGTTTCTCTCCACTGCGTGTAAGGTTCCCCCTTTTGAACATGAAATTCAGTTATTGTGTATCCTACAATATCGCTTGCTGATTCTCCGACAACTCTCGCGACTAATTGGATACTTGTAATAATATTCATTAATTTTGTAAATATTGGATTTACCTCCAATAATTCTACTATGCTTCCTGATTCATGGGTAAAGACTAATTGGTCTACTGTGATCTCTCCTGTGTCTGTTGCGCTGACTTGTGCTACCTCTTTGTGGCCGTCCATTCCATAAACTTCAACCCAATCATCTGCGCTAAAAGAAATTGCGCTTGCTACGGATAAAGCAACGCTTGTTCCGGCAACACTTGCAGTGTCTGTTGTGGTTGTTGTCCCTGAGTTTTCCATCATTCCATAAAGATATTTTACAACTACTGTATTTGATAAATCCTTAAAGACATTTGTTGATGAGCTTGTGCTTAGTTCGATATAACCGCTTTCCTTGTAAACATTTAGATCCGCAACATCTGTGCTGTCCCCATCAATCTTTAATTCTCTAACTGATAATAAAGGATTTCCCATTAAAAGAATTCTATTTGTTCCGTTTCCATCGAGGATCTCTATTTTCTGTGTTGGAGTAAACACTGTATTAAATTCTCTTGGGACTTGTGCCTCAACTTCTACTATCGCTGATTCAACATCTGCATCACTTATCTGTGTTGAACTAATTCCCGAAGTCCTTCTCACTGATGCCACTGTGACATAACTACCCATAGTATCTCCTCAACTTATTTTCAACATCATCTCTGACTGGCAAAATGTCACCTGTTTTTATTACTCTGATTAATTCGTTTCTATCTCCAAATATTTTAATAATATCTATTGCTGTTCTTTGGCCAATTCCTTTAATTGAGATTAATTCTTTTTTAAAATTAGTGTCATCTATAATATCTTCTGTGAAATTATCTGGTTCCTCGATTTGTTTTGTTTCGCCTATTGCAATTTGAGTAACTTTTACTTTTCTTAGTCCGGCTCTTTTTCCAACTGATTCTGGTAGATCCTTAGTTTCTCCTGTCCTAATAAAAATCCAATTACAATTATAACTACTTCCAATTCTTATTCTCATGGGTTCTCCATTATTAATAAATTCCATTTTAATTTCTATATGTTATTGTCATTTTAACTGACTCAGTTGCTGCTGCACTTGCCAAAGTTAATCTTAACCTTCCAAAAACTGCGAAAGGCACTGGGATTTCTTCTCCAGCGGCAATATATACTAAGTCTACTCCAGCGATAGTTTCTGCAAATGCTCTTGGATAAAATGTTGAATCTGTATTCCCGGTATAATCTATGATCGCTTGGGCTGATTGCTCGCCAAATGAATCAAGATTGATGTCCATTGAATTCCCAGTCACATTCATTGCTATCTTCAAAATCTCTCCATGGATTGTGCTACTATCTGCTGTGATTCCTGTCTCTCCTGCGGGGACAGTTGCTGTTATTGTTTCTTGTCTAATCATCTTGTTTTCTCCGTATTTAATTGTGAGGGTTATAGCCTTCCTCGTGGCTTTTCTGAAAAAAAATAAAATAAAAAAAAATAATAAATTTACTTCTTCCGTGGTTTTCTTTTAGTTGGTTTTGGATTGCCTTCGCCGTCACAAAGTGAACATTCTTCGCCTTTTGCTTTTGCGAAACCTGCGCACTCAATACAATGAAATTTATCTGCCATTTTAACTTTGTCTGGTTATAATAGCGTCTTCTTGATAATTTGCTACCATGAACACTGTTGTTGGAATTACTCCGCCAGTCACTGTTCCATCGCCCATTGTCAAACCTGTGAATCCGTGCATATTTCTTGAATATACACCAACACAACCTGTCAATTCGCAATTTACATTCTCATCTCCAGAACTTAATGCTGGATCACATGGGAATATATTGTTATCAATAATTACTCCATTAACTCCACTTCCGCCTGCAAGATATAAATTACAATTTACACTTGCTGCTGGTCCACTGAATAAATTATCTCTAATTACCCAATCTTGTGGCACAGTGTTGCTTGTTCCTACCAAAACAATATCTCCTTCATTTTTATAGAAATGATTTCCTATAAAACTACATTGCCAACAGTTTCCTGCTGATGTTGTATAAATTGCTCCGCCTGTTGCTGCAACAGTTGTTGTTACTTTACAATTCTTGAAGTGACATCCAATTATTGAGGTTCCGAATGCGCATTTTGTTGCGTAATCATCATCCAATAAAATTCCTCCACCTGTTGAACTTGCTCCATTAAAACCTAAGTTTGCGATTAAACATCCTGGTGCTCTAATAGTTAACATTGCCACTGCTCCTGCTCCAATTTTGATTTGTGGTAATCCACCTTGAGTTGGACCTCGACTAATTCCAATAATCGACAAATTACTTGTCGCTGCTGGAATTATGATTGTCTCTGCATAACTTGTTGGATCTCCTGTAAAATCAGTTAAATCTTTTGCAGTAACATAGATTGTATCTCCTGGCCCGGCTGCAGTCACAGCTAATTGAATTGTGCTATATGCTTTGTTCCAACTTCTTCCGTCTCCACCAGTTGATCCGTTTGTTCCATCTACATACCAAACATCTCCTTCTCCATTTGGTGAAGAACTGCCTTGCATGAATGTGCATGGATCGTGGTATCTTCGTCTTCCGTAATAATCTCCAGTTACATTTCCGTCTTTTGCCATATTATGTTAAAAGACAACTATTTGCAACGAAGGACTATTGTTTTTGCCCCAGTATCTGAACCGCCTAATGTAACCACTAAAACTCCTGAACTTACTACTGTTGTTGGTGCTTGTGATACAACTACGCTTCCTGTTGTTGTTTGATCATAAACATCGATTGACAATAATGTTGTAGCTCCGTAATCATTTAAGTCGATTTGAACTGTGTCAGTCCCACCTATAACTGTATCTGCCAATTCCCACATAAGCACTTTCACTCCTGCGTTTGGCGCTTCTTGAGTCACTGTTCCTATTTCTCCTAATGCTGTCATATTTTTTTTCCTCCGTAGTTACCACAATCTTAAGCCGTCGTGGTCTGGCTCTGTTTTTTTCCGAAAAAAATAATTAAAAAAATTAAAATCAAAAAAACAAAAATGATTTATGCAATATTATCTATAAAGCTGTTAAAAGCGTTGTTTCTAAAAATAAGACATTCATATATTTTCAACATGAATTTCTGCGAATCGTTAGTTTTAGCTAAGTCTTCGTAGGTCATATCTTGTAGAACTCGCATCTCAATAAAATCTGTATCAAGAAAATAGATTTGCTTTGCTCCTGTAACGTTTGACAGATACATGCTTGGAATTACTGGTATCGGTCCTACCATTGTTTGTAGAACTAAAGCAGCGCTTACTCCGAATGGTAAGCCTCCTCCCATTGCCATGTCTGATGGCCCGTATCTGAATGTATCAATCATCAAACTTCTTAGATCTTGCACTACTGAACTTGAAGCAACAGCCAATTTTGGCCTTCCTCCATCATCCCATGCGTATCTAACTGCAGTTTCAATGTCATCGTAAGTTAAAGCCGCAGAACTCAAATCTAATTGATTTACTGACGCTTGTAATTTTACAATTCCAGAGAATTCTGTTGCTGTTGTTGATGCATCTCCGTTAACGATCAAAGATTCTTCTTTCTCTCTTAGACTTCTTGCCTTCATTACAACTTCTAATTGTTTTGCATTTGGTGCTCCTGTTGGACTGAATGGGCTTCCTGCTCCTAATCCTGCTCCTGCGCTTTGAAATCCTTCAAGTATATATGAAGGGTAAGCTGCTTGAGCTTGTCCTGTGATTCTTCCTATCGCATACAAATATTTGATAGATGTAGATTGTCTGTCATAAGTGTCGTTTGTCTCACTTAATGCAGCATCTTCTGCAGCAGTCACAGCTCCGCCTTTTGCGGTGATTACGTTATAGTCAGCAGTAATTCCTTGATTAGTCACTCTTGGGATTAACTCTACTAAGGGCGTGAATTTTCTTGTTGTATCAACAATTCTCGGATCTAAGTAGACCGGAATCATTGCATAACCAGCAGTTCCTTCGCCACCTGTTTGGGTGTTTGCAGCTTTAAAGCCAGCATCGTGAAGATCCTTCAAGTTATTTCTCAAATCTTGTCCTTGCCAAGCGTCCACATATCGTGTTCCGTCTGATAAAAGTCCAAAAGATTGAGCATAAGCCCCCTTTAAATCAACTCCCATTGCACTTCCTGTAAAAATTCCTTCTTCCATTTTTATTTAAGCATATCTAAAGGTCCTTGAGATTTCTGTTCTTTTACTTCCTTAGATTGTGGTGTTGCCATAGCTTTGTGAATTGGTTTGCTTCTAAATTCGTTTAACTCTTTTTCTACAGTTGCCAGTCTATCTTTCAAACTTTTTATTTCTGAAAGTGGTTCTGCAGGTGCCTCAACAGGTTTTTCAACCGGTGCTTCGACAGGAGCTTCTTCTTTGGCTACTTCTTCAACTACTTCAACAGGTTCTTCTAAAGGTTGTTCTTGAACAGCTTCCTCGTTTTCCTTTTCCATTATTTTACCTCCCATTGGATTTAATTGTTTTTCTTTCTCGTATGAGCATTTCTTTTTTGGTTTTTTTTCAACTTCGTCTTCTTCTTCCTCTGGTTCTTTGTGTGGATCTGGTTGAGGTTTTGGTTTCTTTGATTGGGCCTTAACTTCTAATTTGTTTGCTATCTCTGGGTTTGTTAATTTTTCACGCTTGTATTCTTCTACTGCGTCCATGCTTTTCATAAACACCTCATTTATCTGTGCCTTTGTGTTGCAAGGGTTCCCTGTTAAAGCTACATTCAATAATCTTACATCATCTAAAAATCTTATTTTTTCTCCATCAACAATTTCTTCTTTGATTTCTGTTGGGATGAAAGCAATAGAATAAGCGTCTAAGAATTTGTTCACAACATTCCCTCGAACCTTTTCAAAAGATTCATTAAATCTGTTTAAAACACTTTTAACTCTCAATCCAAAATTATTATCTGAAACTTGTTCAATTATTGCATCGGATAATCTTCCTACTGGGATTTTTGTTTTGTTGATCTCTTGCTGTTCTTTTGTTTCTCCCCGGAATGCCTCATGTTCTAAATCTAATTTTATGTTTCTGTCCATGATTTGGGCCTTCATTGATTCAAGACATTTTTTTGTCACAACATCATTTACTAAATCTTTATGAGTTGTAGAAATAAAGCCCTCCATGGAGATTTCCTCTCCTTCAAGTGTGTCTTTCACAACAACATTAAAAGGCATTGTGAATCTAAATTCGTTTTCCATTAATAATAAGATACAAGAATAAGTTTTAAAGGTTCTTATCCAAATTTGAGGTTATTTTTTTTCATTTGGAATATAAACAGCTGAACTTCTGCAGTTGACATGACTCGGAGGGGCTGTTCCTTCCCATCCTGTTATGCTATCTTTAAATTTTCCATTAATTCCAACTACTTGGCCATTTAATCTTTTACAGATTCCGCTTGTTCTATCATCAATGTGTGAAGACCATTGTTTTACGAAGTCCTCTCCGCTTTCCTTAACTGCTAATAATCTTCCCTGGTTCTCTGCCCTATTGGATTCAGTTCGAGCAATCATATCTCCTCTTGTTTTTCCAACATCAAAAACTTTAGTAACTCTCTCATTCAATTTTGTAAGGCTTTCTCCATTAATAATTCCTCTCTGTAATTCTTGCCTGAGCTTATCTTTCACATCTTTGGTCATTCCTTTAATATTATCAAAAGTATACTCTTGTAAGAATTTTACTGCTCCAGTGTTTATCATTAAATTTCTATCCAATTGCTTTTCGGATTTTTCCCAGCCTTCTTCAAATAGATCCTTAATCATCAAATCACTTAAACTTTTTATCCCCTCGAATGTTACTAAAACTTCAACAGCCTTTGCGAGATCTTCCACTGCCTTAATTCCGACTATCTTGCTCTGGCCCATTTCTTTTTCTAAAAGAGCTTTCACTTTCTTTTCGTTTTTACTCATCCATACTGTGATTGATTTGTTTAATTTATCTCCAGTCATTTGCTCGCCTTCCTTTGGAAATAAAACCTCTTGACTATTAAGCTCTTTTTCTTCTTTCTTTGGCTTAGGTTTTTCTTGTTCAGGTTTTAATCTTGATTGAAGTTTAGATCTCTTATCATTGTCTGCTTGTTCCTGCTCCTGTGGATTTCCAAAATTAATATTATTTCCTTGCCCTCTTTTTGGATCGTCGTCTCCCCATTCGACTTCATCTAATCCTTCTTCGGCTCTAACTTCATTTACTGTCTTTAGTCCGATGTCTGTCTGTAATTTGTAAAGATTTGCTTTTTTGGTTTCTTCCTCAACATCAAACATTTTATATTTGTATTTGATTCCCTCATAGCCAAATTCACTAATAACTTCCTTGTTCATCTTGTATTCAATCATTCTCAATAATGGGTTGATTGCTCTCTTTCTAAAAATATTTGATTGAACTATTTGATTTGCCATTCCTTTTGCGTCATCTGAGTATCCTAATTCTGTTGGAGTAACTCCATAGCAAGCCCACACGATCTTTGCCCACCATTTTTGGCCCTCTAATAATTGAAGTTCTGCATTTGAATATCCAAATTTCTCAAACTTTGGGATCTTACCCACAATAGGCAATTTATGGAACACTTTTTTCCAGTTCCCTGCTGAGTCTTTTTGCCTTTGGACTTCCATCCATTGTTTTTTGAATTGCTTTATTTCATCTGCGGTTGAACCTTCCAATGCCAACACTCCCTGGGGTATTTCATTTTCATTAAAATAAGATAAATTATGTTCGATTGCATAAACTAAGGTTTGGATTGTGTCTGCTAAGTTCTCCACTGGTGACTTTCCGTATATGTTGTCTGTTCGGCAGTTTTTTTCAAAATAAACAACTTCCCTCTTTCCGAATGGGATTGGTCTTGCGCCTGTAACCCAACCATACTGAAAATATGCCGCCTTTTCTCTTGCATCCTCTGGATTGATTAATCCTGGCCCATTAAGAATTGATGGCAAGACTTGATTCGCGTTCATTGGATCTGTTGTTCCTAATGCGTCAACTCCACTGCTTATTGATTCAAAAATAAAATCTTCTCGGTTGGTCATCATTCCGTGTAAGTCTGGATTCTTTGTGAATGTGATTCCATCTCTCGCAACAATTTCAACCATTTCTTCTTTGGCATTAAAAACTTTAATAAGCACACCAGAATCTACCTCTAAAACATCTCGAATAAATAATCTTTGAATCTGGTCCCAGCTTTCTTTATTTGTATTTGGGTTCTCAAAAAAATCTTTTACATGCTGAACTTCTTTTTCTTTACTTTCAACTGGATTGCCGTTTTCATCCTCTGCAACAATATTCCAAGGGATTGCGCAGATTTCATCAATAATTGTTGAGATACACATTTCTACAAATGGTGTCGCTGCTAATCTTCTTATAGTTGGTAAGTCAACATATCTGGGGTAACCATACGGAGGTTTATAAAAAAAGTTTGGGATTACTGCTTTCTGTAATCCATCTCTTGTTCGTTCACTTACTTGATCTACTGGGGGAACTGTTTTGTCCTCCTTCTTTTTGAAAAAATTGAATGCCATGATCGTGAGGTATTGACAGCTGAGCCGTAACCCAGCCATCAAGACTTTGCAAGATAATATAATAATAGCCTTTCAAGTTTTAAATGTTCTTATTCAAATTAAATATTAAACAAAATCAAAAACCAGCTTATTTGGGTTGATTTCAAAATACATTCTCATCATGAACATATCTCCGACATCTGTTGAACGCCCGATATTTTCTTTTATCTCATCCTTTGGAATCACATTTAAGGGCACATCTTTCCCGGGATCCTTTTGTTTGATTTGCTCCAAGTCCTCAATTAATAATTCTCTGGTCTCAACTTTTAAATCTCTCGTGATTCCGATTAATCCTGAATTGACGTGGTTTGCTAATTCGAACCAGCACTGCGCTTTTAGGTTTTTATAATTGTGCAGAACTTTTTCGTCATCTGTTTCCTTCTTCTTTTTGATTGGGGTTGAGTTTGCCACAAATCCCTTAACTCCATCTAAGTCCTTCACTAACCCAAATCCAACACCATCTTCATCAATTATGCAATGGCTCCTGGAGATTTCTCTGTCTGTTAGAATCTTATCTAACTCTGTGCTCGATATGTTATTCATCACAATCACTTCCACACAGAATAATCCTTCCCAAATTCCTATGACTGTCTTATCTCGGCCTCTCCCTGCAACATCCACCACACAGCGTTTTTCTCCTTTCTCAGGGCTATTTGTGAAGATGTCCATGATTGAGTCATAATTAAATAATTTTGTTGGATCATCATCATATTCGAAGTTACCATATAAAAGTCTCTCCTTGGAGATCTTGTCCAACTTCTTTAAATTCTCGATGTAATAGGGAGAAATAAACGGATTATCTACCACTAATGCTGGAATGAACTTTCTATATTCTTTAATGGATCCATCTTTGCTTGGCTTGTAGAATTCAAAATAAAGGAAATTCTTGGCTGGATTGCTCGCAATTAAAAGTTTTGGGATTAGTCCGAACTCATCTAATTTAAATCTTAACCGGCTCATTACAATATTCTTTGCCTTGACTGTGATCTGGCTTGCTTCATCAATAAATGCTCCTGTGAATTCTGTGGACCCTAAACTATCAAACTCTGGATCACTTGGATAAGCAAATAAATCTTTTAAATAAACTGTCGAACCATTCCAAAATTTAAGGCATCCTTCCATGGCATTGTATTTGTAGTCTACATTAATCTTTAAACCAAATTCTCTACACACTTGAAAAAATGTCAATAATGTCGATTCTTTTAATGATTTTAAAACTGCTCGGCCCATCAGCCATCTGCTTCCGGGGTATTGAATACAATTAATAATCAACCAGACGCATCCTAAGTAAGACTTTCCTCCGCCTGCTCCTCCGCCATAAAATATCTCTGTATGGATTCTATTCTGAAGAACTTCCAGCGCCTGTTCCTGTCTCTTGCTCGGTTTCCACTTTATTGTTATCATCATCAGCCTTTTCGATTAGGATTCTTTTTCTTTGGTCGTTTATGTCAACTTCTTTTCTCTCGAAGTATCCCCTGTCTTTGTTTTTAGTCTTATTAAAAAATATTGTTGCAGAACTATTCCCATCTTTCATTAATTTTAATAATAAATGCTCTCCAAAATCTTTTAATTCATATTTTGCCTCATTTACAAAATAATTATAATTTTCATCTTCTCTTAACCACCTATAATGGGTTTCTCTGCTAATCCCCACTTGGCTACATGCGTTAGAAACAATCCCCAATGCAGTATTTAATGCTTTAATCATTAAGGCTTTCTTGCCTCTTGGTTTTATGTGCTTTTTGTCATCTTTTGTCATATCAATTTCTCCGCGATGGCTTTAATTACATTGACCGTAACTGCATTTCCCATCATTTTATATCTTTGAGTGTCTGAAAAACCAAAAGTATATCCAAACCTTGATTTAATCTTCAATTTCAATGAATTGTTTATCTTTGTTTCTTTTTGAATGCACCCAATTATGGCACTTATTACATAAGAGAATGAGATTCTCCACTTTGAATCTGAATTTTTTATATTCAAATGGTTTGATGTGATGTATTTCAAATGTCCTCTGAGTGTGATTAAATCTTTCTTTACATCTTTGGCAGGTTGCATCATCTCGTTTCCAAATAACTTTACGAATATCTTTCCATTCTTTACTTGAATCAAAGACTCCTCGTTCTGAAGTAATTCCTCCTTTCCAAGATTTATTATTTTCTCGCATATTGAATTTATGCCAACAATCATTTGAGCAAAATCTTCTTTCTTTATATGTTGGAGAAACGAGTCTTGGCTTTCCACATAATTCACAAATTCTAATGATTTTTCTTGATTGTTTATCACTATTTTTTCTTCCTCGCAATTTATAAGCACATTCTCTTGAACAGGTTTGTTTATTTCTTGTTTCAAATTCCTTTCCACAGATGACACATTTTTGTTTATGTCTTCTTTTTCTACATTCCCAGCAACACTTAGCAACTTGAGATTTTGGCTTTCCACATTTACATAACTCTTTTGAAGGTCTAATTGGCATATATTATCTTGAATTTGTAGGTTTATATAACTTTCGTATTGAGGAAATCCTTGTAGTCTTTCGCATTCTGTTGGAGTTAGTCTTCTTATTTTCATTTGTTCTTTTATCTTTGGACTCCAATTATTAAGAGGGCAGATTACACCTTTTTCTCCATACACTCTGTTTGCTTGCCCAATTTCTGGTCTGGAGTCGTTTGTATCATATCCTATTGCTACTTTTGTCATAACTCCTCCGCCTGTTCCTGTTGGGATTGTTGGGCTGATTCCTTCTGTTCCATAGACTCTCCTAATAGATTCATTTCTTTTTCTCCAAGTTTCGCTATTGAGGTTTCCGATAACTTCAATACTTTTGATATATTCTTTTGAACTCCCTTGCCTTCCGATTGCTTCGGTGAGTGTGGGATGGACAACCCCTTCTGAATTAAATTGTTGCTCTGTTTCTCTGAAAGGTAATATTTCTGGTCGGGGTTCTCCTCTAAGACTTCCGATAATGAATACCCTCTCTCTGTTCTGGGGAACTCCGAAAAATTTGCTGTTAAGAACCATCCATTGAGTTCTATACCCCAATTCTTCCAGCGTTTGAATAATGACTTTGAAAGTTTCCCCTTTGTTGTGATTGAGTAACCCTTTGACATTTTCAAGGAGTATAAGTTTAGGTCTTTTAATTTTAAGAATTCTTGCAACCTCAAAAAACATAGTCCCTCTGGTATCTTCGAAGCCTCGCCGTTTTCCAGCGATTGAGAATGCTTGACAAGGAAATCCTCCACACAACATATCAAAGTCTGGTAATTCATTTGGATCGATCTTTGTGCAGTCTCCCCAATTTTTAACTGATGGGAACTTTTTGTTGAGGAGTTCACTTGCGTATTTGTCAATTTCGGAACACCCAATGCAACGAAATGTGGACTTCTGTCCAGTGAAAAACAATGTTCCTTGCTCTTTAGAAGTCCTGTTCCCCCTTTCCCTGTCTTGCTGGATCTCGGAAAGTGATTTAAGATTATTGGCTCCAAGTCCAAGTTCAAATCCTCCGACTCCTGAGAACATTGAGAAGTATCTGATTTCATTTGTCATTTTTCACTCCAAATTGTGTATTTTTGTCAACTTTGTCCACTTTTACTCGCAAATCCGACCGCGCAACTTGACAATTATGTTCTATTTTGTCGAAAAGTCTCCCAATCATGCCCTCTATTTGGTTTATTCTATCCTTTTTGTGTGAATTAAACTCCTTTTTCACAACAAATGGCATAAAAATACATTCTGGTTCTTCTTCATCTAAGCTTAAATTAAATTCTTCTTTTGTCCAATCAAACTTCCAATCACTATTCATAATTTCACTCCCGTATTTCCAGTGGAGATTTCCCACCTTTCAATTATGTGACTGCAAAATACTGGATCTAATTCGATTGTGTAGCAATTTCTGTTTTTTTCCTCACAGGCCATCAATGTGCTTCCACTTCCTGCAAAGGGGTCCAATATGTTATCTCCTATCTTTGAGCTGTTCACGATTGCTCTGGCAGCCAATTTGGTTGGTTTTTGGGTTGGATGGATGTAGTTTTGGGATTTTTCTTTCTTTATGTCCCACACCGTGCTTTCTTTCTTGATTTTCTTAATAAATTTTATCATGTCTTCTTTTTCCATTTTGTCTGGATCTATTTGTGTTAATATTGTTTTGTTTGACCGTGTTCCGTAAAATAATGGGCTTTCGTTGATTCTACAAGCAAAAAATAAAGGTTCATGACACCAGTGATAGTGTGCTCTGCCTAAAACGTGATGCTTATTCCAGATTAATTGTTGCTTAACCATAAAATTGGCCTCATTTAGTGCCTTCTCGAAGATTATTTGGTTCGAGCTTGAATGAAAAACATATAAGGATCCATTTCTTATTAAAACTTGATTGACCTGTATAAAACTATCTCTAATCAATGCAAATAAATCATCTCCTCTCAATTCGTCTCCCTCAATCATATCCCACTTTCTATCATTTCCTCGCTTGGGGCTTCTTCTTCCTTGATTGGTCATCCCCTGGTAACTCACGACGTATGGAGGATCTGTAAAAACCAAGTGAATGTCTTTCTTTTCGAGTAATTTTAAATAAGTTTCTTCTTTTGTTGCATCTGCGCACATAATTCTATGTTTTCCGAGTTGATAAATATCCCCTATTTTAATCTCGTATTTTGGTTCTTTCTTGCCTATTGTAAAATCTTCTTGTTCATTCATTACCTTGTCAATCTCTGCCTCACTGAATCCGGTAAAGGACAAATCTGTCATCGTTTCAAACTCTCCTTTCAATAAATCCCAATCCCAATCACTCTTTTCTGCTGACTTGTTGTCCATGATTCTGAATGCTTTTACTTGTTCTGGTATTAAATCTTCCACCCAAATCACTGGCGCTTCCTGGAGTCCTAATTTGATTGCTGCTCTTAGTCTTGTGTGACCGGCTATGATCTCATTGTTTTTGTCGAGAATAATTGGGTTTTTGAATCCGAATTCCTTAATGGATTTTGCTACCATATCTACTGCTTTGTCGTTTTTACGGGGATTCTTTGCATAAGGAACTATCTCTGCGATTGGGATATAGTCTATTGTGATTTTTGTATCTTTTGCCATTTTTTTATTGTTTTTAATTTGCTTACCTGCACATTTTTTTCAAATTTAATTATTATTTCATCTCTCAACTCAAGACAATCTTCTAAAGGGCTTTTTTCTATGTATTTTAGTATCTTCTTTCCGATTTCTTGCTCCATTCGGTCTATTATTGCTCTTTGCATTCCCATAAATTTTATATTTCTTTTGGAGGCCTCTGCTCTTACTGCATATATTGTGAAGGATTTACCGAACTCCATCTCCATTAAGGGCTTTGTTGCTATTGAGGTTAATCCATTTTTTGAACACTTTCTCATAAAAGCAATAACCTTTTTATTGAAGATCCTTTTAATCTTCTTATTTCTGTGGAATTCTCTTGCATGCGCCATTGCTTTTTTTTTCTTTTCAATCGACTCTTTTGTGGGAGTCATTTTATAAAAACAATCTAAGCATCTTACACCGTAGCAATTCTTTCCACAGTCAGCGCACTTCCTAATTTGCTTGCTTGTCAATTTTCTTTGGTCTACCTGCCCTATTCATCTTTGACCGACAGATGTTTCCATCTTTGTCAATAAAATAAAGATAGCCCTTTTCTCTAACCACTGCTCTCGCAACAACTAATTCACTCATTTTTTAACCTCCACTGATTTATCTCCGAATTCTTCTTTGAATATTTTATCAACTGTATCCTTTTCTTCTTTTAATCTTTTATGAGCATTTTGGATTTTTTCTTTTGCATCTTTTTTTTCAAAATATGATTTTGTAATACTTCCAAGAGTTTGTTCTTTATCACTCAAAGTTTCTTTCTCAAAAACTATTTCTATACGTCCACAATTTTTGCATCTTCTTTGATTTCTTATTCTTACATCTCCAGATTGTTTTAATTCCCAATCATGTTCTTTACAATATATTTCCCAATCTGTTGCTTCAATCTGTTCTATAGAATATTTCCATTCATGTCTATAATCTGGCTTAAATCCTTTAGTTGATTTACCTTCCCAAGACTTTCTTCTAACTTCCTTCCCTGCTTTTAATTGTTCGATTGCCCATTGAAAATTCATTTTTTAACCCCAAGTTTTTTGAAAAACTGATCTTGATGATATAATACATCTTGAATCATCTTTATTGAGATTCCCTTAGTTCTTATATAAGAAATCATAATATCTTCGTTAATTCCAAGTTTTTCTAATGTTTCAAAAGCACGACTTATTTTTATTAAATCTTTACGAATAGCCTCTATTGGATCTCCCTTCTCTATTAAGGAAAGTTTTCCATCTTTTTCCCATCTGGCTATCTCTGCACCTATTAACATTGCATTTTCAGGATTTGTCTCTATTAAGTATCTCATTTCTTTTTCCCCAAGTTTAATCTTGATCCAATTGCATCTTTCAATTCTTTCATGCTTTGCTTGTGTTTCTTTAAAGTCTCATTTGCTGATTCTTTTGTGACTCCCTGTTTTTTAAGCTCCTTAATTCGATTCAATTGGTCCATATTCTTTTGAAATTCTTGAAATTCTTTTGAATTATCTAAATCTAAAATTATCATGTCCTTATTGATTGTATTAATTTGGCTTTGAACGAATTCAATTGCTGCATTGATCCCTTTTTCATTAAAAGAAGATTCTGTTGTGATCTTTACATCGCCTTCTTGTCCATCGTTACCCTCTGTTGAACGAGTTTCTATGACTTTATGTTTTAAGATTTTTCTTCTCTCATCAAAATTAAAATTACTCTCTATTTTCTGTTTCATCTTCCCCCCCTTTTTGATTTTCTTCATTCTTCAAAATTTGCTCTAAAAGTGATAATTGTGCTTTTCCGTAATCTGTTAAGGATATTTTAATTTCCTTCCCGGAGGATTTTTCTTTCTTGATTAATCCTTCATCTGCCCATTTTGTTAATGTCTGAGAAACAACATAAGCTGCTAAATTTGTTCTTTTTATTAAATCAATAATTTTTGAATAATCCTTTTTCAAAAGTAGAAATAAACTTACATATCGTCGGTTGATTAAATTAAACATCTTGCGTTTTTTTATCTTGATGGCCTATCTTTTTTAATTGATAATTTAACGAGGTAAAAAGGGTTTATAAATTTACCGACTAAAATTGTCTGCCGAGACTTTGTTCAAAATCTCTAAATAATAAATAATCTAATGCTCTGTGATAACCTGTAACAACCCTTTCGTGCATTAGTTCGTGATACTCTTTGGAGTTTAGTTTTGGGCTTCCTTTCTTAACTCCTAATCTTTGATATTGTAAAATCTTTTCCGCAAAAATTCCAAAAGTATACGCATGTGACATCATTGATCTATCTGATTTAAATTTTTTTGAAAGTTGATTCATATCTTCTATTGCTTTCATGCTTAACTCAATGTAATCTTCTTTTTCCATTATAAAAATTCTCCTCCGTGATAGGCCTTGTGACATTTTCCACAAAGCATTTTCACATTGCCTGGTCTATAAGTTCCACCTTTGTTTCCTCTGATTATTCTATGTGGGATTAATTTTCCTATTGGGGCGCCTTCTCTCAGCTTATCTTCGTGATGATTACATCCTTCACAAGTGAACTTAACTGCCTTTCTGTATGCTAATTTGAGCCATTCTGGGCATTTTGTATAGCCGTTCACTTTATTCCCTCCAAAATTTTAATTGCTTTTTGACAACCTTTACACATATGTTCATCAATACCACATTTTGGTATATAATCTTCTAAGTCTGGTGCCCATAATTCTTCCTCACAACCTTCCCTCGCTATTTTTAAGAGTTTGGTTGCTTGTTCTTTACAATCAAGACAATATCTTATTTTTCCAGAAAATTCAGAACCACATTTTATTTCTAACCATTCATCTTGATTCCAACAAATAGGAAACTTCTTTCCACAACCTTTTTCAATTTCCTTTGCCTGTTTTAATATGTTATTCATTTTAATTTTTTTAAGTGTTTAACGAAGTAACTTCCTGTTTGAGAGATTTTTATAAATTTGTTTCTCCCTTCTTTTTCTGAATTGATCATTCCGGTGCTCTCTAATTGTTTAATTTTCTTGGATAAACTTCCCTTAGAATTACAACCTAATTTTTTATAAAATTCAAAGACTTCTTTAAATTGTCTTCTTTTCCCTAAAAACTTCATGATCTCAAAATCTTTTCTGTTGATTGTTAACATTTAAACTCCTTATATTCTATCTTTCCACGCTTTTCTGACTTGCTTGCAATTAGGATTTTTATGAAAATATTATTTTGTAATAACCATCTGCATTTTTCTTTTTCAGTTTTATCTAAATATCCATTCATCTTTGATTCAACTCCAACAATTTGATATCCTCTCCAATAACCATCATCCTTTTGACTTAAAATATCATCTTCTCCAAAATAAATATGACTTCCGGTTGCTTCTTCAATAAAGATATGACTTCTAAAAGCCATAAAATCTGGGAATCCTCCACCTAACATCATTGGTTTGCCTGGGCCTAAGAATTTATTTTTAACTTTTACTAATTTTCCAACTTTTAATTCTGCTCTTTCTGGATTACAATCAGTACATGCTTTGTAATGATTTTCATCACAATCTCCTTTATATTCTAAATGAGACCCACAGGCCCAAGCCCCACAATCTGGACATTTCCTTTCTCCTTCTGCTCCACACCAACATTTTTCATCTTCTTCAAACTCAACATTATTTGACCACTTATCAACAATCCAACCTTTCGATTCTAAGTCTGCTCTAACTTTCAATTCGAATCTGCCTCCTGCAGCACGACTTGCTTTCCCTATTTGTGATTTTGTTTTTATCATTTGATTTTTATATTACTCAGATCACATCTTAATTCCTCAAGTATTTCTATTTTTACAGCTCTTGCAATTTTAAGATATTCTTCATGAACATTGGATTCACTATATGGATTTAATTTTTTAATACTTTCTTTTATTTCATAATTTATTTTTGATTTAATATATAAATCAAAAGCATTATCTCTTATATCTTCAAATTGTTTTTTTATATGAATATTTATCTTATTATGGCTAAGTTTTTCTATTTTCTTCCAAATTATATTATTTAAATCTTGAGTCCTTAATGAGTCTATGACTTTTGATTGTATAGACTTATTAACTAAATTATCAATTCTTCCAATACCAACCCAATATTTTACATCTTGTTCCATAGAACCTTTTAAATTTTTTAAATACTTTTCCTTAAATGATTTTAATTTTTTATTAGTTTTTTCAAGAATTTTTAAACTAAATTTTTCAGATAAATTATCTATAAAATTATTATTTTTGCTCAAAATTCCATTAAAAATTCTTTCATTTAATTCTTCTAAAAGTTCTTCTTTTAATTTTTGGTATACTTCTTCTTTTAATTCAAGATATTCTTTCATTTGATTTTATTATAGGTATTTTCCCATTGTTTTTTTAATTTTTTAATCTCTTTTGGATTGTCTGTGTTTAAAGGAACAATTATTGGCTTAACCATCTGGACATTGTTTATTGAATCTCCACAATCTTGACAGAAATTTCTCATTACAATATATGTTGAAACAGCCAATTTATGAGAACATCTTGGATTTTCATTACAGAATCTCGAATGGTTTGGGCATGAACAACTATCAATTAATCTTCCATTCTTTTTTATTATTTTTACTATCTGATTTCCAACTTCCCAAATTTGAGAATATTGATTCCCAGAGACATATCTAACTTTTCCTTCCTTAATAAATTTATTTGCTTTTTCTATTGCTGTCATTTTTGATTATCGTTTATATAGCCACATCTTTCACAATGTAACTTGTTTTTATTTATGTTTGTTTTTGATGAGCCACAAACTGGGCATTTCTTTTTTTTCTTTTCCATTTTGATTATAAGAGAGTTTTGGAGATCTCCCAACTCTTAAAAAATAAAAATTTATCTTCTGCTTATTTCTTTAATTCTTCAGCCATAGCTTGACCAATATTCAAATAGTCTCTCAAAGCCCTTCCTTTTGCCCTTGTATGTGCCATTTCAATAGGATGGTCCGATGTCATTTTTCCTGTGTTCTCTGGTGTTGAACTTCCAAATCCATCAAAGATTCTTCCATCTGCTGTTATTCTAACTTTACACCAAGCCATTTTCATATCTGCACTCACAAAAGATTCAACTATTTCCATATTAAAGTTTTCTTTCTTCTCATGCGCTTTATTAAGTAATCCTTCATAAGTCATAAAATCTTTTCCAGATATGTTTACAATATATTTAGAACCACTATCTTTCTTCTCTGTAGTATCAAACTTTGGCTTTTCTAACATCACTAAATTCTTTAAAGCAATTCCATCGTAATCAAATTTAACCTTTGCGCCCCTGGACAATATGTTGTTCAAAATCAATCCTAATTCTTTTTCTTCTCCAGACATATTATACCATTGTGTTGGATCTGTATCTAAAGTAAAGCCTATTTGTTTTACCCCATTAAATTCTCTAACTCCGCTTGTAGACTTAACTACTCCTTCCTTGCTCTCGTAATTTTCTTTATCTTGCATTTTATTTTTATACCTCCCTAATTTATAATAAATCTATGTTTTTATCCTTTTTAAAAGTTTCCCCACTGGAAAACTGACATTTATTTTCTTGAATTTCCTTGAACATTGTTGCTGCTAAAATATGTGAGCAAGTTTGATTTGTTGTTTGAAAAAATTGGCAATTACACTCGGTTAAAGTTCCATTGTAAGTTGTTTTGTTGTATCCTGGAATCGGAGAACAAGTAAAATTATCTCCGTCTAATTTTATGCAACTCAAACTTAAAAACTTTTTTGCTTTTGTAAGCCTGGCTTTCCCTTTTGGAACATTTAAACTCTTTGCTTCTGGTGACCAATAAATAATATTCTTTTGAGTTAGTTGTTCTGGCGGTTCGAATTTCATCTTTTAATTAAATCTCCTCTTTTAATCACTGAATCTAAAACTGCTAAAACTTTTATTATTTCGTCGTCTTCTACTGCGTCATTGATTAATTTTTCCTCTGTTTTGTTAATCCAAAAGCCCCACAGCACTTTTCCTTTTCTTTTATTTTCTGCCATTTTTCTTTATCTTATACTTGGGAGTTCCAGGTTGATATTTTTTATTTAATTTTGTTTTTGGTTTCATATGATGTTCATTGTCGTGACATTTTCGGCAGAGTTTTATGAATGGCGGTCTGTGGCCCCCTCTTAATGAGTGCTTTGTTAAAAACCTAAATTTTTCACATCTGGGGCATTTTTTAAATATCATCTCATCCACTTATTTTCTTGCATGTCTCCTGTTTTACTTTTTATGACTCTGCCTTTAACTGGTTGCCTCTCCAATACTGGTTTAACGACTCCTCGCCCTGTGTGACCGATAGTTCCTCTCCATTTAATCCAAACACCCCTTGAATCTGTAAAAAAGCCGTAAGTGACCTTATAATCCCATCTGATCTTGTTTATGTAATTGAAAGACATGATCTCTTTTTCTGTGTTGACTGTTCTTGTTCCTTGGCCCATTATATTAATTTCTCCCCTGCGAGTTTATTTGATTATTTATTATATTTAATTTGTTTAATTATATCAATAAACTTTTGTTCTTCTGTTAAATCTTTATAAGGTTTTTGTGCTTTTTCATTAAAACTTTCTGGATTAATTTTTCGTGTTACTTCTAAATACCAATTATGTAATTCTTCTGGGGTAATCTTTTTATTCTTAATAAATTCTTTGACATCTTTTGGTATAAAATATTCTCCTATAACATTAATTTCTTTTCTTTTATCACTCAAACTCATTTTGTATCCTCCTCTGTGAGATTGTTTTTCCATTTGATATAATCTTTTAATAAACTTCTTTCTCTATCACCAATTTTATTATTCAAAATCATTCAAAATCACCCTCTCTTGTATTCTCCAGGACAAAGTCTTCCTGTTGGCTTGTTAATTCTTCAAAATCTAAATCAACATTTCTCTGTTTTCCCTCGTCCCACATTACACTCATTTTCTAACTCCTTTAATTTCAAATCTTTTATCCCATTCTTTTTTTGAAACTTTTTTATTAAAAATCCAAAACTTAGTTTTATCTTTTTTATCAAACTTTAAATTAATACACATAAACCCATTAAAAAGATTTTCACAGTATTTACAGGAGTCACAGGATTTACAGAAGTCACAGGATTTACAGAAGTCACAGGAGTCACAGGAGTCACAGGAGTCACAGGAGTCACAGGAGT